ATCAAACTCCTGAAGAAGCTATTCGTTGTTTTTATCACCAGTGCCTTGTTGGCGACACCGCTGACGGCATCAAGGGGGTGCCTGGCATCGGGCCGGTCAAAGCCAAAAGAATTCTGGACGCATGTGATTCGGAAGAGGGGAGTTCGCTCGAAAGACGTGAACGAGCTATGTATAAAGCTACGGTAGACATGTTCTCCTGCTACGAAGAATTTGAAATGACAGCCAAGTGTCTGTGGATTTGGCGTACTATGGGGGGAATCTGGACTGACAAATTCAAAACCTTGGACTCCGGCCCGCAAGAAGGCATTCATCGTAGCTGTGCTACGTAATGGGTCTAGACGCTGGCCCCCTAAGTATGAAACGCTGAACGAAGCGAAGACAGAGAAAAAGATTAATCCTAAGACTAAGCGGCTGGCACAGCATTTTAAGTGTGCCATCTGCAAGGAAGAGTTTCCTCAGAAGGATGTTCAGGTCGATCATATTGAACCAGTTGTTGATCCAACCAAGGGCTTCAAGGATTGGAACACATTCATCCGCCGTCTCTTCTGTGCTAAAAAGAATTTGCAGGTGGTGTGTAAGCCATGCCACGCAATCAAGACGAAAGCAGAAAAACAACAATGATTATTGACGTACCCGTCCGTAATGAAGATGGTACTATCCGCGCCACCCTCACTATGGATGAACAACAGATGCAGGCCATCCTTCAGTTTGGCCTCAATTTCCTCCTAGCAACAGGACTTGCTGCTTCCTATGGTGTAAGTATGCCGGGGGAAAAAGAGGACCCCCAGATGCCCCTTAAGTTTAATGACTAGTCGCAATGGAGTTGCTCCTTGAAACACTTAGTAATTCCTGATGTTCAATTCAAACCAGGCAATGACACAGGATTCCTCACCGCCATTGGAAACTATATCGTGGCCAAAAAGCCAGATGTCGTGGTTTGCATTGGTGATTTTGCGGACATGCCTAGTCTTTCTTCTTACGACGTGGGCAAGAAAAGTTTTGAGGGCCGAAGGTACAAAGCTGACATTGAAGCAGCACATCAAGGCATGGCGGCATTGCTGGCGCCGATCAAAAACCATAACGCAAGGATGCGTAGAAGTAAGCACGGAGCATATGTACCCAGGTTTGTACTCACAATGGGTAACCATGAACATCGCATCCACAGAGCAGTTGAAAACGACGCAAAGCTTGATGGCACCATTGGGCTTGAAGACCTAAAATATGCTGAAGCTGGTTGGGAAGTATATCCTTTTCTACAGCCGGTGGTTATTGATGGTATTGCCTACTGTCATTATTTCACCACCGGTCTTCTTGGTCGGCCTTGTTCTTCTGCTACAGTGCAGCTTGCCAAAAAGCATCAATCATGTGTCTCTGGACACCAACAAGGACTTCAAATTGCAACAGGGCATCGAGCGGATGGTACACGACTCACCTCAGTCATTGCAGGATCGTGCTACGAGCATGAAGAAGACTACCTTGGTCCCCAAGGAAACAAGCATTGGCAAGGCATCTTGATGCTGCATGAAGTACATGACGGTGAGTTTGACCTTATGCCAATTTCCCTTAAATTTTTGAAGAAGAAATATCTATGACATTTGACGATTATGAAAAACTAAGCCAAGGGACTGCGTTTTATCCTGGCCGTGGAAGTGGTATACCAGACGCTCTTTACTACACTGCTTTAGGTATTTGTGGTGAAGCTGGTGAGTATGCCGAGAAGATTAAAAAGAGCCAACGAGATGGTGTGTTTGATCCTATTGCGGCTGCTAAAGAACTTGGAGATGTTTTGTGGTATGTTAGGGCTGCTGCCAATGAGATTGGATTCTCATTAGAGCAAATTGCACAAATCAACATTGATAAGCTCGTAGCTAGGCGTGCAGCAAATACATTAGGGGGATCAGGGGATACTCGTTAAATGGCATCTGCAAATGACTATATGGTGGGGGGAACCCACTACAAAGATATGTCTATTGAGCCGTGGGACGTAGCAGACACATGGCCTGTAGAGCAGCAAATTGGGGTGTATCGGCATGGGGCTCTCAAGTACATCATGCGTATGGGGTATAAGGACTCAGACATTCAAGAATTAAAAAAGGCAATCCATTATTTGGAAAAGCTGGTAGAGGTTTTGTCATCGAAGCAAGCTTCTACTGACGATAGATGGGGACGGGATTATGAACAAAATCGAACTACTTGAGGCCCTCCGCTCCCTAGACGAAATTTCTCTTCTCGAACTCCTGGAAATTAACAGCGACGAGTTGGTAGACGCTTTTCTGGACAAAATTGATGACAACATTGAAAAGTTGTATGCAAAAGCGCGAGAAGACAAAGAAAACCGATAAGGACGACTTCCTCTCTAAAAACCACAACCATGCCATCAAGTATAGGAAGCGGGTACAGGAAGAAATGGAAATTGAACAAGAACTAAAAGATTTCTTCTTGGAAGAAGAGAAAAAATTAAAGGAATAGGATGCAGATTGAACGATTCAAAACAAGCTTTGCCGCCAATATCTTCCGGAACAAGTACAGCCAAGGCCCTAACGATACGTGGGACGCTCTTGCCGAGCGAGTCGTGGAGGATGTCTGTGGAAGTCGATGGGGAACCCTTCCCGTCCTCCTCAGTAACCCTGATCGCCAAGAACTTGCGGAGCATATTAAGCATATGCGGTTTCTCCCCGGAGGACGCTATCTCTATTATGCTGGTCGGCCATATAAAGCCTACAATAACTGCTACCTTCTTCGCACAGAGGAAGACACCCGTGAAGAATGGAGTAACGTAACATGGCGGGCAATGTCATGTTTGATGACAGGAGGTGGAATTGGAATTGACTATAGCCGATTACGCCCATCTGGAAAACCTCTATCGAGGACTGGTGGCATCGCTAGTGGGCCTATCCCCCTCATGTATGCAATCAATGAAATCGGACGGAATGTTATGCAGGGCGGAAGCCGACGCAGTGCAATCTACGCTAGTCTCAATTGGAAGCATGAAGACATTCCTGAATTCCTTAGAGCAAAAAATTGGTCGCAACAAATTAAAGACCTGAAGTCTCAGGACTTCAATTTTGCTGCTCCCTTGGATATGACTAACATCAGCGTTAATTATGACGACGCAGCGCTAGGGGCAACATCCTGGAGCACAGGCGAGTTTACTACGAGCCTTGCGACTAATCCTGTTTTCTTAGCCAATGTACGTCAAGCTATGGAAACTGGGGAACCTGGCTTTAGCTTTAACTTTGGAAATAAACAGAATGAAACGCTTAGGAATGCTTGTACAGAGGTTACGTCTGAAGATGACTCTGATGTATGCAATTTGGGTAGCATTAACATGGGAAACATTACTTCTATTGAGCAGTTTAGAGAAGTATGCAGCCTTGCATCGAAATTTTTGGTTTGCGGAACCCTGCGAGCAGACCTTCCTTATGAAAAAGTGTACAAAGTCCGTGAACAAAATCGTAGACTTGGTTTGGGGCTCATGGGAATTCACGAATGGCTTCTCCAACGAAAACAAAAATACGAAGTTGGACCGGAACTAAAACAATGGTTAGAGGTATACCAAGATGAATCAAAGCGAGCAGCAGATGAGCATTGTGACAGGTTTTATATCAGCCGTCCGGTCGCTTACCGAGCAATTGCCCCGACAGGTACAATTGGCATCCTTGCGTCAACTACAACGGGAATTGAGCCTCTATTTGCAGTGGCATACAAAAGGCGTTACCTTACAAACGGAACACAATGGAAGTATGAATATGTCGTCGATGCAACAGCAGAGCGTATCATCCAAGACTCCGGCATCGCCCCCGATGCCGTTGACACAGCATATGGGTTAAGCCATGACTACGAACGACGAATTAAATTCCAAGCGGATGTACAAGACTACGTTGACATGTCAATTAGTTCTACAATCAACCTCCCCCCTTGGGGAAGTAAAGGAAATGACGGAGGGTGCGTTAACGAATTTGCGGGTACGCTTGCTAAATACGCGCCAAGACTTCGAGGTTTCACGTGCTATCCAGATGGAAGTAGAGGAGGTCAACCAATCACCGAAGTTGCCTACGAAGACGCCATCAAGCACAAAGGAATTGTCTACACCGAACACGACAGTTGCGAAATCACGGGGCACGGAGGAAGTTGCGGAGTATAGGTTTTGTGATAACCGAAGAGAATCACATTGGGGCTCCGATTGGGTGGATGATGGAGTGTAATGACAACAATAGCATGTAACAACACATCCATCGCATGTGACTTACAGTTTACATACGGAGGTTCTACTAAATTCAAGGGAAGAACCAAAGTTCTCACCCTTGAGGGCAAGGTGGCCGAAGAGATGTTTGGTGTAAAGAAAGCATACATGGGGTTTTCAGGTAATGCTGATAGATGGGGACAGGTGGTTAGTTGGTTTTCTGATCCAGGAGGGAAACCACCTAAATGCCGGGATATTGAGTTTCTTCTCTTGAATGACAAGAAACAAATTTTCCACGGCACCAACCTCCGTAATTGGATGTTGCTTCCTGATCCTCATTTTGCAATTGGCACTGGAATGCAATTTGCCATTGCTGCAATGACCGCAGGCAAGACACCGCTAGAGGCATGCAAGGTTGCGGCCAAGCATGACATTTATACAGGACAAGGATTCCTAGAATATTCGTTCCCCTAAAGTGGAACTCACAAAAGAAAAGGGCTCCTCTCGGAGCCCTTTTTGTCATATACCTTCAAACATTCGTCGCTCTTGGATGCGACGGTTCACCAACCCTTTGACAATCTTTCCATTGCCATACACCCATCGTTGAAACTGAGCGGCTGCCTCTTTCTTCCTCTGTTGGTTTAACAGACGCAGCATGGTGCTCTTAGCAAAAGCACTCTCTCCTACGTTGTAGACAAAGGACACCAAAGCATCAAATTCATTCTGCTTTAGGGAACACCGGACAAGTTGATTCACCGCTGTTTGTGCCCAGGCAAGGTCTGCCTGTAGAGCCAACACAGCTTCCTTCTCCGTAATAGTTTGCCCTGCTTCAACGGGCTTATCCAGCCACCGGATAGTACCATACCCGATGGTCCAGACACCCCCAGTGTCTTTATAGGCTTTAGACTCAAAGCCTTCTAGTTGCTTTAGCGACTCAATCCCATTAAAACTAATCTGCATGTTCTCTCCTAGCGAGTGAAGTCTTCATACCTCCTGAGAGAATTAATGTCCCTAGGAGTACCGGCTCTGCGTTCTTCTTCAGACTTGCCAGCCTCCTTCAAGAGATTCTGAAGGCGCTTGCTATCCCATAATGTCTGTGGGTTTCCATCTTCCTTGATGTAAGCCTCGTAAGCCTTATCCATACCAGCACCATCATCCAATAGGTAAGCCCTATCAAAGTTGGTCTGAGCCTTCTTCAGCTTGTCTTGTCTAATGGCTTCCTGCTTGCGATTGGCATACACCCGTTCGTCTTGGAGACGCTCCCGGAAGGGACGTACACCCGTAGCGGCACGAATGATTTGCTCCTTAGTACTTCTAGGAGTTTCATACCGAGTTTCCCCAGTCTTCTTGTCCGTGATGTTCCCATCTGGATAGAGCCCCATCTCAGTGATACCGCGCATACCAGCAGGAGTGGCTGCAACAGCCAAGTCCTGGAAGCTTCCCTGGTCTTGGGTGATAGCAAACTCATAAGCCTTCTGTCCAATGGTAAGGAAGTTGGACAAGTGCGGTAGAGCCGACATACTTGCATCAGGCAACACCTGAGCATTACTAAGACGGTTCTGGAAGTCCAAACCAGTAGATACTGTGAGTACCCCGTCATACCAGCTACTGCTGTTCCGGGGCTCAGACAACAAGTTCTCACGGAGAGTCTTGCCAGTTACCTTCTCCGACAGCCAAGAGAGTTCCTGGCTTCCAGGCATACCACCAAGGCCATACAAGGCAAACCCCAGACCAAGCATTGCTGCTCCAGCGGCAGGAATCTCCTTTACGTTCTTAGCCCTAACAATGTGCTGTGAGACAAAGTTGTGTTTGTATGTAGAGAGGGCACCAATCAAACTACCCATGACACCAAGGCTTTGGTAC